CTTAAACCGCATTGGCGCGATGAGCGTTGAGCAAATTCAGCGAGAAGAGGACTTAATACCAAATGAAGGTTAATATGCCAATGGCAGTTACCGCTGCCGACACAATTAAGAGAACAATTACTGGGACTATCGTTACTTGGAATGAGCAAGGTAACACCTCAGTAGGCCCAACAGTATTTGCAGCAGATAGCATTGAGATTAAGCCAGTTAAGTTGCTTCTTGAGCACGACAGAACTCGGCCAATTGGAAAAATGGTCTCTCATAATGTAACTGCTAATGGAATTGAAGCGACTTTCAAGATTGCTAATACTATGGCTGGAGAAGATGCCCTAGTTGAAGCAACTGAAGGGCTACGCGATGGATTTAGCGTAGGCGCTCAAATAAATGAATGGACCAACAACAAGGGCGTAATGCAGATTACTTCAGCCACCCTCGATGAAGTTTCTCTAGTTACTGATCCTGCAATTGATTCTGCTCGCGTAAGCGAAGTAGCAGCATCTGAAAATGAAGCACCTAAAGAAGATTCTGATTTGGCAACCGCTGATTCAGACAAACCAACCGAAGGAGACCAAGTGTCTGACACTACCGCTCCTGCTCCTGCCGTTGAAGAAGCGGTAGAAGCAGCCAAAGTAGAAGCTGCAGCTCCAAAGCCAGCTTTCTATACAACTCCTCGCCTTGAGTTCACAAAGGCGAAATATCTTGAAAACAGCATTCGCGCCGCTCTCGGCGATGACGATGCTCGTGCTTACCTACGCGCTGCTGATAACACAACAGACAACGCAGGTTTTATTCCAACACCACAAAGCACCACATTAATCAATGGTGTGGCTAATGGAGATCGCGGATTTATCGATGCTCTCTCTCGCGAAACCCTAGCGGCTAGCGGAATGACTTTCGAATTGCCTCGCATCAATACCGCCCCAACTGTGGCTTTAACAAATGAAGAAGGCACACCATCTGAGACAGATATGGGAACGGCTTATATTTCCGTAGATGTCAAGAAGTTCGCTGGCCAGCAGACAGTAAGCGTCGAACTAATCGATCGCAGCTCACCTGCGTTCTTCTCAGAGCTAGTTCGTCAAATGGAGTTCGCATACGCAAAGGCAACTGACGCTTATGCAGTAACTCGCGCTTCTGCAACAGCAACTGCTTCAACCGCTAAGGCTGGCGCAACAGCTGCTAACTATCTTGCTTTCTTTGCTAATGCTGCAAAGAATTGCTACACAGGATCACTTGGCTTTGCTCGAAATGTCGTAGTTTCTCCAGATGTATGGGCTGAGATTATGGGATTGAACGACAACGGCCGTCCAATTTACATTGCTTCAAATCCTGAAAATGCTGGTGGAGCACTTTCACCTAGAGCACTTCGCGGAAATGTTGCAGGTCTTGACCTTTATGTTTCCCGTTCTCTTTCTGGAACTGGCGATGGATCAATCTATGTTATTAATCCTGATGCTCTCACTTTCTACGAAAGCGCTCGCTTAACACTTCAGACCAATGTAATTGCATCTGGTCAAATCTCCGTAATGTATTACGGCTATGCAGCAGTAGCTCCAAAGCTTCCTGGTGGATACACCGCGAACGACAACGCATAGTAAAACCCCTAATAGTGAGGGCCAGTCCGCTCCCGAGCTGGCCGCTCACCTAACTGCTTGAAAGGATTACGAAATGCCAACAATAGTTACGGCCACAGAGCTTAGGACAATTCTTGGCGTTTCGTCATCCCTATATAACGATGCTTATCTAAACGACATAGTAGATGCCTCGGAGAATCTAATTCTGCCGATGCTAGTTACATTTCAAAGCAAGATTAACAAAGTAAAGCTTGAAGATAATATCGCTTACTTTGAAACCGCAACAATTCACGAATTCACCGAAGGCCAATCCGTAATTATTACTGGCTGCGGAGCCCCTTTTAATGGCACTCACACAGTAACCGATGACGAAATTACCGATTATGTATTCTCAGTCGCAATCACCAATGCAGACATATTGGAAAAAAATATTATCCCAGCAGGAAACGCTGCGCTATCTGGATTATCGACCTATGTCGGAAACCCCAATGCTGAAGCTGCTATTTTGGCTATCTCCGTTGAAATCTTCCAATCAAGAACCGCCGCTGGTGGATCAATCGAAGGCGTAGATTTCGCAGTAACTCCTTACCGCCTATCTAAGAATTTACTCGCCAAAGTAACTGGCTTACTTGGCCCATATCTTGATGTCGAAACTATGGTGGGCTAATGCCAGCATCAACAATTGCTACAGATGTTAGAGGCGCAATTAAAACTGCTTTAGCAGGATGCACCGCCAATATTTACGACTCAGTTCCAGAAGCGCCAATAGTTCCAGCAATCGTAGTTGTCCCAGATGCGCCTTATATGGAGCTTGAGGTCTTAGGCAAATCAACTACTCGCGTCAAATTAAATTACACAGTTACGGCTTGCGTTGCGTATTTTAGCAACGCCGCTTCATTAGACAATTTAGAGCAATTGATTATTAGTATTCTTGGAGCGCTCAACGCTTCCAAGTATGAGTTATCGACAGTCGATAGGCCGTCAGTAACAACAGTAGGAACGACCAATTTATTGGTTGCAGACATACGCTTGAGCGTCCGCTACGAGCAAACCGCATAGGAGACCCAAATGCCAACAACAGTAATAACTGGGCGCGATGTTACCTTCACACTTGATAGCGCTAACTACGATGCCCAAGCAACAAGCGCAGTCTTAAGCTGCGAAACAATCATCGAGACCTATCAGACTCTTGATGGTCGCGCCTATAAGTCCGTTGATAAGCAATGGACATTTACAATCGAATTGCTACAGGATTGGGGAGCTGCAAGCTCTCTATTCGAAGCAATGTGGGCAGATGCTGAATCAGCACCTAACACCACACTTGCAGTTTCATTTACAGCCGTAACTGGCGCAGTATTCACTTTCAATGTATTGCCAATCTTCCCAGCAGCAGGTGGCGCAGCACCAGGAGCGCTAACCGATAGCTGGACGATGACAGTCGTTGGAACGCCATCAGAGTCTTTCGCCTAATAGATCGGAGCATCGGGAGCTATGAAACTATCAATCACAATTGAATATAACTCTGGCGAATCAGCAACTTATATTGCTCAACCGCCAGAGTGGGCTAAGTGGGAAAAGGCAACTGGACACACTATTGCTAAAGCTCAAGACAATATAGGAATCTGGGACTTAATGTTCTTGGCCTATAACGCTTACAAACGCGAGAGCGCTGGTAAGCCAGTAAAGAGCTTTGATATATGGATGGAAACAGTTGCCGACATTACGACAGGCAACGATGACCCAAAAGCCATCAGCCCGACAGCGTAAGGCGGCTACTAGTAATAGTTGCTCTTAAGACTGGTATCCCGATGCAGTATTGGGATGATTGGGACGATGTAGCAACGGCAGTCGAGCTGATAAAGGAGATGAACGAGGATGGCTGAAGAAGTCTCAGCACTTGACCGAACAGAGCTTCGTCAAGTCTATAAAGCCTTCTCTTTGCTAGGCGATGAAGCCAAGGCCGAGGCTCGCCAGACTTCAAATAACCTTGCCACTTATCTTCAACAACAAATTGCAGTCAAAGCTGGCACTCGCGTAAAAGGCCAACAAGCCATCAACAGAATTGTTAGTGGATCTCGGGTATCTAAAAGCAGCACTACTGGCGAAATTAAATATGGCTTCGCGAGTCAAAGATTTAGCGGTGGCGCTAATACCCAAATGCTTTGGGCTGGCTTTGAATTCGGCTCTAACAAATTTAAGCAATTCCCTGCATACTCTGGCAGACAAGGGCGCGGCTCTCGCGGATGGTTTATTTATCCGACCTTACGCCAAGAACAGCGCAATATTGTGGCACAATGGACTGCAGCATTTAATAAGATATTAGATAAGTGGGGCATCGGTGGCATCTGATTCAAGAGCCTTAACGCTAAAGCTTCTTGCTGATACAGCAGACTTCCAAAAGAAGTTACAGGAAGGATCTAAAGATGTAGATTCTTTTGGCGAAAAAGCTGCAGCCTTTGGACAGAAGGTAGCGGCTGCCCTTGCCGTTGCTACTGCAGCTATTGGCGCATTTGCCGTCGCAGCAGTAAAAGCGGCAGCTGAGGATGAAGCGGCACAACTTAGATTAGCTGAGACGATAAGAGCTACAACAACAGCAACTGACGCTCAGATAAAAAGCGTTGAAGCATACATAACACAGACTTCAATCTCAATCGGTGTTACTGATGATCAATTACGACCAGCATTTAGCCGATTGGTTCGCAGCACTAAAGATGTCGAAGAAGCTCAGAATCTACTAAATTTAGCATTAGATTTAGCATCAGCAACTGGCAAGCCATTAGAGGTAGTTACAAATGCGCTTGGCAAAGCCTATGATGGGAACACCACAGCTCTTAGCAAATTGGGTCTAGGCATTGATAATGCTGATCTTAAATCACAAACTTTCGATGAGACTTTTAATCAATTAACAAAGACCTTTGGCAACTTTGCCGAAAAAGAATCAGAAACAACAGCCAAACAATTAGAGCGCGTCAAGATTGCGCTTGATGAAGCTAAGGAATCTATTGGCGCTGCTTTGCTTCCAATTGTCCAACAATTGACCAAATACATTCTTGAGCAATTTATCCCAGCGCTTCAAGCATTTATAGCTGGCTTAACTGGAGATGCGTCTTTGAGCGAAGGTTTAACTAAATCACAGAAAAAAGCCGAAGAATGGGGCAAAAAAGTAAGAGGGGTAATTGACACAGTAATTAGATTGAAGGATCAATTAATTCTTCTGACTGCAGTTCTTATCGGTGTCTTTGCAGTAAATAAGATTGCAGCTGCAGTTACTGCCACAATTCTTTTAATCAATGGTTTAATTAGAGCCTATAATGCATTAAAAGCTAGTTCTATAGTTGCTGGCATTGCTCAAGCTTTTGCTCTCAATCCTTTACTGGGTGTCGGAGCAGTAGCCTTAGCTGCTGGCGTATTAGCTGGCGCTAATGCTTTAGCTAGAAAGAATGACACAGCAGAAGCCAAAATCCCAAATTTAGGCACATATAATCCAAATGAGGGAATGGCCAGAGCTCCAGTAACTTCTGGTAAAACTGGCGGCGGTGGTGGCGGTGGTGGCCTCGGCGGTGGTGGTGGCGGTGGTGGCGTCAGCACAAACACTTCTAAAATGATGAAAGATATTAAGACACCTAGCGGCAAAGTATCTAAGAGCATACTTCCAAATGAAAGGCTAGGAGCTGAAGGCGATTATCTTGACTCAAGGACTGGTGTGGTCATTAATGTCAATGCGCCTTCAGTAATTGATGAAGAAGGATTTACCCGAGCAGTAGTATCAGCACTTAATAACACAGGGCGCAGAACTGGCGCTGGTGTTGAGCAGTTAGCTATATGACAGCTTGGAATCCCGTTTATCGCGTTAAGGTAAATGGATCAACAGTAACTGGGGCAACCCTTAGCGGATTAACTATTACATCTGGTAGGACCGACATTTACTCCCAGCCAGTTGCAGGGTATTGCAATCTGACCCTTATTGAGACGGCTGAATCGTCAGTCCCTTATGAGATAAATGATGCAGTAACTATTGAAGTCCAGAACTCTGCTGCCACTTATGTAAATCTATTTGGCGGCTTTATTACTGACTTAGGTATTACAGTCCAGACTTCAGGCTCAACTGCTACCAGCCAGCAAGTCAGGATAACTGCAGTAGGAGCTTTGGCTCGATTAAATCGAGCCGTCTATGTCGGCAACTTTGCTCATCAATTTGATGGGGATAGAATCCTTGAATTACTTGAGACAGTTCTATTTGACCAATGGAATGAAGTTCCAGCAGCTGAAACTTGGGCCACCTATGACGCAACTACTCAATGGCTAGATGCAGAAAATAGCGGACTAGGAGATATAGATACTCCTGGCGATTATGAGCTGCACTCCGAAAATGGCTTAGACGATACAGTTTATAATCTAGCTTCTCGCTTTGCGACTAGCGGACTTGGTTATCTATATGAGGACTCTCAAGGCAGAATCGGTTATGCAGATTCGACCCATAGAGGCGAATACCTTGCCACCTATGGCTATGTCGATTTAGATGGCAATCACGCAATCGGCCCTGGCTTATCTATCGTCAAACGAGCTGGCGATGTTCGCAACTCAATTACCTTAAATTATGGCACTTCAGGATCAGAAGTAACTGACTCGGATGCCGCCTCAATATCTGACTATGGCCTTCTAGCTTCTACCATATCGACCACACTCCGCAATGTCGGAGATGCCACAGCGCAAGCAGCCTTCTATCTACTTATCCGCGCCTATCCTCAATTTGCCCTAAGAGAGATAAGCTTCCCAATCGCAAGCGGTGAAATCGACAATTCAGATCGAGATAACCTTCTTGGCGTATTTATGGGCCAGCCTCTTAATATTATGAACCTGCCAGCCAATATGGTGGGTGGAGAATTTCAAGGATTTGTAGAGGGATGGACTTGGACCGCCAGCCTTAATCAGCTAAACCTGACTCTGAATGTCTCGCCTATCGCTTTTAGCCTTCAGGCGTTTAGATGGAATTCAGTCCCAGCGACTGAGACTTGGAATACAATCAGCCCTACTTTGGACTGGCTCAACGCTACAATAGTTGCATAGGAGACTAAATGCCAACGACAAGTAATTTTGGCTGGACAACACCAGCCGACACAGATTTGGTCAAAGATGGCGCAGCTGCCATCCGCACTCTAGCCAATGGAGTAGATACTTCATTTGTTGATCTAAAGGGTGGGACAACTGGACAGGTATTAGCTAAAGCATCAGGCACAGATTTAGATTTTAATTGGGTTACTGATGCAACTGGTATTCCTGCAACTATCTTTGATGCTAAAGGCGATATTATCGCAGCAACTGCAGCCGATACTGCAAGCCGTTTAGCAGTAGGCGCTAACGGCACAGTTCTAACAGCCGACAGCGCAGAGGCAACAGGGCTAAAGTGGGCTGCTCCAAGTGCAGGTGGAGATAACTGGACTTTACTCAATTCAGGTGGAACTGCATTAACAGGTGCTACAACAGTTACAGTTTCAGGTATTTCAGGCAAAGATAAAATAATGATTTTGGTGCAGGGTGCTAGTAGTGCTACATCAAACATTGACATCAATTGGCGCTTAAATGCCGATACTGGCAGTAATTATTATCGTTATGGTTGGGAATTAAGTGCTCCTACTACTTATTCATCAAGCAGTCTTACTTCTTATGGCGGTGCAGTTGATAGAGTTAGATTAGGCACAATGGGGACAAACGCCGCGGCAACAGTTTCAGGATATGTTCTTATAACTGGTTGCAATAACTCAGGCGTCAAAGTATTTCAGTCTCAAGGCGGTGGAACTGGAAGTGGCGGCGTTGATCAAATGACATACAATTTTGGCGGTTATTACAATTCTGCAACAGTAATAAGTTCCATTTCAATAGTAAGCAATTCTGGCAATTTAGATGCTGGAACTGTTTTTGTGTATGTAGCATAAGGAGATAAAATGAAAATAATTGAAAAGGAATATAACGCAATTACAAATGAAGAAACTTTTACTGAGCGCGATGAAACTGCTAAGGAAAAAGCAGAAAGAGAAGCATTAGAAGCAAGGAACGCACAACTTGCAGCAGAGCAAGCCGCTAAAGCGGAGCAACGCGCTGCATTATTAGAGCGTTTAGGTTTAACCGAAGAAGAAGCGAAGTTGCTTCTTGGCTAGATTATGTGCAGCAGGAATTCAGCTTCGGGAGCAATTAGATGATGACTATCCTGATAGGGATCGTAAGTCTGATGGCTGGATTGCTGATGCGCGCCATTTGGCGAAAGGTTCTTCGGACCATATACCAGTCGATGGAATAGTCAGGGCATTAGATATAGATGCTGATCTATCAGCTCACAAAGAAGAAGCCTACGCAGTAGTTGAGAAAATTCGTAAGTTAGCCAAGAAGGGCGATAAGCGAATCAAATACATCATCTACGATGGCAAGATTATGAGCCCAATACTGGGCTGGAAGCGTAGAGCCTACAAAGGAGCAAATCCTCACCGCTCTCATTTCCATATTTCATTTACGACTTTGGGAGACAAAGATGGCAGTTATTTCAACCTCGAAGGAGAAGTTAATGAGCGACCTAAAGAAGATGGCAGAGAGCTGGGCAAAGACATTCCTAGCAACGGCACTAGCAACCTATCTAGCAGTCGGCCTAGATGTAAATGCGATTGCAAATGCGGCGCTAGTTTCAGTCTTGCCTAGCATTATCAACTGGCTAAATCCTAACTACGAGAGATACGGCAGAATCAAGTAATGGCTGCTACTGAGCTTGCAACCCTTGTTGCCTCAGTATTGGGATCTATTGCTTTACTGATTGCTGGCCTACGCTACATAATAAAATTGGAGAACATTCCAATAGTGTCGCGCCTTGATAAAATGGAATCTCAGTTAGAATTGGCCCTAGCGAAAGGGGTCAGAAATGGCAACGCGAAAGCGCGTAAGTAAGAAGCCAGTCAAGCGTCCTAAGAGACGCAGGACTACTAAAGAGACCCCATTAACAAAACTTGATTTCTGGGCTATTGCTGCCAATGAAGTTTATAAAGCTTGTCGCAGGGCTGGGATGGATGAAGGAACTGCCTTGGCTTTTGCTATGGATCGTAGTTCTTATCCTGATTGGATAGTGCCACTCGATGACCCAATGAGAAAAATTGGTTGGGAAGATGGCGAGGAAAATAACTAATTTACTTCCGAGAGGTCGAACTATTCGAGGCTCTTAAGTCGCTTTATCCAGACTTAACGCCACTATCAGCGACCGACCGAGCGGACGGCATAACCCACAATTCCTATATCGAGCTTAAGTGCCGTAGGACCCACTATGAGACTTTAATGATTGAGAAGAAGAAGTGGGATTATTTGGCCGATATAAGGGCTAGGACGGGCGCTAAGACCCTTTATATTAACTCGACACCTAAAGGGATATACCAGTTCGATTTAGGGGCTATAAACGAGCCTGAATGGGCTTTAAAGCGGTTGCCTATAACTACCGACTTTGCGAATAAAGCTACTAATGAAAGACTTGCTGGCTTCCTAGATATACGACTCGCCGAGCTATTACTTGTCTAAATAGATTTAAGCAAATACATTTAGCCCGTTAATCCATTTACGGATTACAGAACGGGAGCAAAATGGTAAATAAAGTAACCCTAATTCGATTTGATTCTCAAGCAGGGGCTTGGACTGATGAGACAAATTGGGTTAAGGGATCAATAATCAGACGATTCGCTAAAGAGCGAATGGGTAAGAAGCAGCTGAGAGGCCGTTTATCTAAGGCTGAAATCTCTGCATATTGGTTAGATAAATATGGGGTGAGCGCAGATGTTGCCTAATTTATCTGATGAAGCAGTAGTAGGAATAATTATTGGAGTTCCATTTATCGGCCTTTATATCTGGAGTTTATTTACTTCAGCTAAAGCCAAAGCTTTTAATGAAGGCTACAAGAGAGGCAGGTCAAGTGTCCGATACACAGAAATCGTTAAATGAATGGCTTGAAGAAGCTGGAAACACATTATTCGACAGGGGCATCGAGTATGGCGACCCGAGGCACAATTTACTACGCATTTTCAAAATCAGTAAAGCACTCGGTATTCAGCTCAGAGACCCATCTGACTTGGCAATTATTGCTATCGCGACCAAGCTCTCAAGAATGGTGGAGAGTCCAGAGCGCGAAGATTCGTATCTCGATCTCATTGGATATGCCGCTATCTTGGGTCGATTACGATTTTCTACACCAGAAGATTGGGACGACATTGAGTCTGACTCGCAATCATAATTCCAATCAATATTGCGATTTATGCAAATATCGCTGGGGACAAAATAAGAACGGCTGGGATTTAAGAGCTATGACCCCCGCAGTATGGAAAGTCCAAAGCGAGACACCACTACGCAAAGCGCAGGTCAGGTTCTATTGCCAGCCTTGCGCCGATGATGTTCAGAACTGGCCAGATGGCACATTTTATTCATTAAAAGAACAATTACAGGATGCGATTAATGATTTCGCAGGGAGAGAGAAGTTAGATGTCGAATTACCTTGATGATTATGTATCAGTTCAAGACCGATTAAAGGAGTTTATAAATGCTTACCCAGACTACAGAATTAAAACTCATATATTGGCAGAGTCGCTTGTCGCTAATTGCGATGTTTATATTATTAAAACTGAGTTATATCGGACTGAAGCTGACGCACACCCTTGGACGACAGGTTTATCCTCTGAGTCTAAGTCAAAGCAATACGCTCTCGAGCTTGCAGAGACTGGATCTCTGGGACGAGCACTTAACCTCGCTGGCTACTTTGCGAAGGTCAATCAGGGGCCAAAGAAGCCAATTGAAACGACTAAGCCAGCGCTTGCGGAATTCATAAAAGAGCAAAGGCCTAATGATCCTGAGCCAATTGTCTGGGATGTTGCACAGATAACTAAAGAATTTGGCGCAGAGATAATTGATGAGATACCGCTTTGCTCTGGTGGCGATGGGCCAATGGTGCTAAAGACTGGCACTAAGGAAGGCAAGGAATATAGGGGCTGGGTATGTCCAACACCTAAGTCTGGCCATCCTGCTAAATGGATGCGTATTGGTTCAGATGGGCATTGGGTCTTTCAGAAATGAGAAGTGATGCTCATCCGTTTATCTGCTCAAATTGCAAGCTAGTTACTCCGCATATTGAGCTGACTAAATATGAGACCAGTGATGTTAAAGATGCGCCTGAAGAAGTATGGCTGGTCGAGTGCCAGCGTTGCTTTTTGCAAAGAATCATCTATCCATCTGATCGCGTTGCTAGCAAAGAGGACGATATTGTCCGATGCGACCAATGCGGTGGATGGAAGATGAAAGCAGCTAAGTGTCGAATATGCAGATTAGCTGCTGGACTTGAATCAATATCAGAACGCTACTGGACAGGCGGCGAGACGCTAGAAAGACCTTACAATGCCTCTTTATGAATATCGCTGCGATAAATGCGAAGCGACAAAGGATGAATATCAGCCAATAACCCTAAGAAATGAAGTAATCTGCGATAATTGCAAGGTTGCTATGTGGAGGGTCTGGAGACCCAACCCAATTCATTTCAAAGGAGAAGGATGGGCAGGCAAGGAATGAGCAAACCCCACTCTATTAGATATATCCGTCAAATGATGGAGTGGGGATTTGATAAGGAGTTTATCGCCAAGGATTGTGGGATCAACCTGGCATCACTAGAGACTAGGTTAAGAAGAGCTAATGAAAGGGAGCGCAGGAATGGGAATCAAGGAACTGAGTCTGGAACTAGCGGCAGTCAGCCTAATAGCTGATGAGGCTAAGAAGGCCAAGGATAGGCTAAGAGCGGCTCTACAGGCCGAAATGGACGCTATTGGGGCAGATAGGGTCAAGGCTGAATATGGTGATGATGTGATTGCCTATGTAACTACCAGCAAGCCAAAGTTTAAGTGGATAGTCAAGAACGATAAAGAATTCGTTAAATGGGTGAAAGCCAATGTCCCAAGCGAGATAGTTGAGACAGTAAGAGAATCATCAATTGATGCGATATTTGCATAAATCGCAATATTGATTGGAATTATGATTGCGAGTCAGACTCAATGTCGTCCCAATCTTCTGGACTAGAAAATCGTAATCGACCCAAGATAGCGGCGTATCCAATGAGATCGAGATACGAATCTTCGCGCTCTGGACTTTCCACCATTCTTGAGAGTTTGGTCGCGATAGCAATAATTGCCAAGTCAGATGGGTCTCTGAGCTGAATACCGAGTGCTTTACTGATTTTGTAAATGCGTATTGGTTCAGATGGGCATTGGGTCTTTCAGAAATGAGAAGTGATGCTCATCCGTTTATCTGCTCAAATTGCAAGCTAGTTACTCCGCATATTGAGCTGACTAAAT